ACGGTTCGAGAATCCTAGTAGCGATCCAATGTTGTTAGGCTTGCTAAAATTTATTCTGTAGGCGCATTTAATCTCGCTCCTCATCGTATTGTAATTAGCGCGGAGCACTATCGGCCATTCTCCATCTTCAAAGTCACCGTCGTCAGCGTGTTTTTTATCGTCGTCACGAACTGCATGTCGCGGACGTTTTCGTGAAATTGTATGTTTCAAAAATTCATGTATCGCTTGCAGCTCGTACGATCCCTCGGGAATCGTAATTTCCGCGTCATCTTTGCCAAAATAAAATTTATTATTCGTGGAATTCACGTTCGATATCGTGTGATAACTCTCAAAATCCGCTAGACCGAGCTCGTATTCACCGTCGCTCAAATCTACGGTGGGGAAGTAGTTTACCGCGAGAACGCTACTCCTCCCAGTCAGCGTGAATGTCATAGACATGTTGACCAAACTGTTTAACGAATACTAAGTTAAATAGCGCAATGTCTGTCTTTAAATTCGCGTGCATCGACCGTTCGGAGAAACTGCAAACACAATTGTCCGCAAATGCTTTGATCGTAAGTTTGAACAGGTGTGTGATTATATTCTATTTTCATCACATTTAAATATCGCATCAGCTCCTTGGGTGGTCGAAGGTTGCCGAAACTGTCAAAATATATAGCACGATCCCCTCTTTTTGCATACGCTACCCAGTGAGTACCCGATCCTTTAGCGTTATCCAAATTTACGATGCCGCTCTCATTTCGATATATACCACCGATCGGTAATGAATCACGCATGAAAACACCTCTAAAATACGGAATGTGCATACGTTTTGCCAGTTGTAGCAATTGTATGTTGGTAGTTACACCCTGTGGCATTTTTAGCGTCGCTTTGACGTTTTTTTTTCTCTTTTTTGTCGTTGAGACTCCTCGTCCGTATTTGTATGGTGCGAGATACAATCCGTGACCTTCCATGGCGCGATTGTGACGTAGCATCTCTTGCAACTGACGTTGTGCGGCTTTTCCATCGTTCACCATCTTTGCTACACCAGCTGCTCCACCGATCAGAGATCCAAGCGCACCCACTATTGGTAGAATCGGCAATAGACCGCCGCGTTTCGCTACCGGAAGTACACGTTTCTTCACCGTCTTTTTCTTCATCTTTGTCTTCGTCTTTGTCTTCAGACCCATACCGAACTTTGTCTTGGCTTTCATCGCTGCCCAGACAGCTGTGGCGGCGGCTCTCTCACCGAGAGTCGAATCTTTCGCAACAATGCGAGTTTGCGCTTTCTTGGCGAGTACCTTATCCGCCGCGTGTCTTTCGGCGAGATTGTTGCTCCGAGAGTACGCTATATCGTGTTCACGGCACGCTGCGTCTAATGGATTGATACCTCGATCGCCTCTGGCTAATCGCTTTTCTAGCCGCGTGCCCGGACCACAAAACTGATAGCCGGGAATATGAAATTCGATCGGAAGTGCGTTTATCGCGTGATTTAATAGGCCTCCACCTATTTGCGTTGACATTCGCTGCAATCTTTTATCATCGGCGCTGGACCGTCAATGTGCGTTTGCTGCCACGGTTGATTATAATGCTGCATGCATCGACGATATTGCTGAACCTCCGAATCAACCTTTATGTGTTCCGGAAGCTTGTCCCACAGTAGCTGCACGTAGTGACCAAAGTTTTGCAACAAAAGTGCTTTCGGCACAAATTGTAGCTGTTCGGCACTCAAATCGAGAATATCATAAGGACTTGATAGCAAGACAAACATTTTTTCGTTACTGAGCACTTCGCGACTTCGCGCAGCTATAAATAGACAGGCGTTCGATCCAATCGGGAGTATAAAAATGAGATTCGTGCGACAACCTTTGACGATACGCGTGACGAATTGCGACGACAGATTACGATCGATGGGGGACAACGCGGAGATGCGCAGACACGGTACGATGCTACCGACTACTATACGCGCGATCGTTTGCGGCCCTTCGAATTGCGGTAAAACCAACGTTCTGATAAGCCTACTGGAAAGTCCGCACGGTGTACGTTTCGAGAACGTGTACGTGTACTCGAAGTCGCTGCAACAGCCGAAATATCGGTATCTGGAGAATTTGTTGACGTCGATCGACGAAATCGGCTACTTTACGTTCTCCAATAACAGTGACGTTATTCCACCGAGCGAGGCACGTCCAAACTCGATTTTCGTCTTCGATGATGTGGCGTGTGACAAGCAAGATACGATAAGAGAGTACTTCTCAATGGGACGCCATTCGAACGTCGACTGCTTCTATCTCTGTCAGACGTACGCGAGAATACCAAAACATCTTATACGCGACAACGCGAACCTGCTGATCATGTTTAAGCAGGACGGTACCAACTTGAAACATGTGTACAACGATCATGTGAATACCGATATGTCGTACGAGGATTTCAGTGAATTATGTCGTACTTGTTGGCAGCAAAAGTATGGATTTCTAGTGATAGACAAGGACAGCTCGCTTACGAACGGGCGATACAGAACAGGATTTAACGTGTTCGCGATTCCACAAAACGATTAGTCGTTGCCCGGTATTCTGTCGAGAGGGGTGAAACGCGAGCGCTCGACACTCTACCGACATGGCTGAGAGCGATAATATTCGCGAGCGTGAAAAGATTGCGAGGAAGATTGCGAAAACGAGCGAATCGATCCGCAAGAAACATCGCGCTTTGAAGACCGGTAAGATCGATGACGATATCGCGGTCAAGACCCACTTTAAGCCTATTATCGAACCGCTACAAAAGATCGTCGACTCGAGCCTGATCGCGGTGAAAAACGAGCCGGAAAGTAACGCTGACGCGAAGATTAAAACGTTACCCATTAAGCGATACAAGGAGGATGAGAAGGAAGAGGAAGAGGAAGAAGAGGAAGAAGAGGAGGAGGCACCGAAAAAGAGGAAACGATTGAATGCGAATCGCTCATCGATGCCGCGTACATCTGATCGATCGAAACAATCGAACGCTTTACTGGATGAACCGCCGATAACCTCTACACCGTTCGCGACAAGGAGAATCGTACAACCTATGATACCCGAAACATTTGCAAACGAAAATGTTTTCGAAACAACGGGCAACTCGCTCGAAACATCGTTTGTTCGAAACAGGTTACAAACGTCGGAAGGTCAAGAAATGTTGCAAAAGCACTTGGGGCCACTGGGACAAGAGTACATGAGCACTCTCCTCGGTGGCGATGAAAAAAAAGAGATCGATCACGTGTACGGTGTCTATTTCGACAAGGATGAAATGCTGCTTGGTAACAAACAATTCGACATCGACAAAGATGACTCTATAATTATAGACAAAGTGAGGTACATTGGCACACCTGGATTATACGAGTTGATTTTCAAGAGAATTCCCGATGACATTATTTACACGGAGGATGATATGCAAAAATACAAAAGCATATTATTGGCGACGAACGCGCATAAACGCAATTATGATGCGCAAGGTCAATTAAGAAGCAACAGGGGATACAAGTACAAACAAATAATCGCACCGTTGATGTCGATCGAACCGAAAAAGAAAATATCTGGAAAGGGAGTATTCATGCCTCGCGCGATGACGCTAACCGACAATAAGATCGATTACGTGCACTGGGACGACCCCAACGAGTTAGTGGATCGCCTACGATTGCTCAACGCTTCGCGCCATGCTGGCCACAACGCTCACGACAACGAGATCCTGTCGATCATCGAGGAACTTCGCGAAGTCGGCATTATTATAAATTAAACGGTGTCTCGACAAAACTAATCAATCGATCGGTGTCACTCGCATCGAAAAAATGCCTATCAACAAGTTTGGATTATTCGAACAGAGAAATGATGCAACCGACACAAGCGATCATAGATTGGTAAGAAGTTACGTGCGCGAAAACGCTCTGTGTCGCGTCGCTACGGACTATGACGCGAGGTCGCGCAAGATTCGTCGTGTAGCGCAACCTGAAGCTGATACTGATGCCGTCAACAAACTGTACCTAGAGGAATGCATTAAAACGTTGAGGCATCAAGAGAAAGAATTAGACGAGAGGCTGACTGCGCTCGAGAAGGACGTGCGAGCCTTACAGACTGCGATAAACGAGCTTCGACGTGCGGCTAACTCAGAAACGACTATCAACCTGAATGAGTAGCAGTGAACGGGTTAGGAGCGGCTACCGAACGGTTATCGAACATCTACGAAGGGCTATCGAACGGCTACGAACAATTATCGAACAGCTACGAAGGGTTATCGAACTGCTATCTAACTACAATGAGTGGCAGTGGTAGTGGTAGTGAACGACCTAGCAACAGCTGCGAACGGCCTAGCAATAGCTGCGAACGAGGCTACCAACATCTCAAGCAGGGCTGCGAACGAGGCTACGAACAAGTCATCGACGGCTACATGCGAGGCTACAAACAACTCAGGAACGGCTGCGAACGGGTCAGAAACGGCTACGAACGGGTCAGGAACGGTTACGAACGGGTCAGAAACGACTGTGAACAAGGCTGCGAACGGGTCAAGAACGATTTTCGAATAGGTCAAGAACGTAAGTGAACAACACAAGAACGATTACGAACGGCTATCGAACGGCTATCGAACGGTAGCGGATGATCAAGAACGGATCAAGAACGGGTAAAGAACGGATCAAGAACGGGTAAAGAACGGCTATCGAACGGAAATGAGTGATAAAATGAACAATGACAACAAACGGCGATCGAGAAAAACCGGTGAAGCGAAAAAACAACATAGTTTAGAGAAACGGCAGTTGGTGAACGAACTGCATGCACCGGCGAGAAAAAATTTTCCCCGAAGACACGTCATAGTGCGGGGATACGATGACCTGTGGCAAGCTGACATCGTCGAGATGCGTCCGTATTCCCGTTTCAACAGAGGTTACCACTACATACTCACCGTCATCGATGTGTTGAGCAAGCACGCATGGGCTGTACCACTCAAGAGTAAAGGTGGAAGCGAGACAGCTGACGCTATCGCCGAAATAATTCGAGATAGCAAGAGATGTCCGAGAAACATACAAACCGATATGGGGAAGGAATTTTACAACGCTGACGTGCAACGGCTTATGCGAAAACATGACATCAATCACTATTCCACATATTCGGTGTTGAAGGCATCGGTCGTCGAGCGATTCAATCGCACGCTGAAGAACGATATGTGGAAGATGTTTACGCTAAACGGAACATACAAGTGGATCGACGCGTTGCCGCGACTCGTATCGGATTACAACGCGCGCAAGCATCGAACGATCGGCATGCGACCCGTCGACGTTACCCCCGCGATCGCTGAAAGACTCTTGGCTACCGTGTACAATCGCGTAAATATTGCGGGTCTGGCAAAGTTCAAAGTAGGTGACCCGGTACGCGTTAGCAAGTACAAGACACTTTTCGAGAAAGGTTACACGCCAAATTGGACAACCGAGGTGTTTAAGATTGTTAAAGTGCAGCATACTAATCCCGCAAGCTATCTACTCGAGGATTATCGCAAAAAATCTGTCGCTGGAGCGTTCTACGAGCACGAGTTGCATCGCGCGAATTATCCGGACGTGTATCTCGTGGAGAAAGTATTGCGCAGAAGAGGTGACGAAGTTTACGTGAAATGGCTGGGATTTGACAATTCGCACAATTCTTGGATACATAAGGACAATGTGATTTAATTCATACAGATTGTATTTATTTTTTAATTTATGGAAAAATATACAATGTGTACAACATATATATAAAGTATTTGAAATATGAAGATATACAAAATCTTTTATTAATACATCCTGTCCAATAATCGTTACAATATATGAAATATGAAATACAAAAAAATCTTTATTAATATTCTATCTTTATTAATATTATATTACACACACATTACATTATAATATATTAAACACACACACAAACACATTACATTATATTACATCATATTACATTTACAACGTAAATGTAATATGATGTAATATAATGTAATGTATTTACTGTAATGTTACTAATAATGTTATGTAATTACATTTATATCTTATAGTGTCCCCATGGTAATGTGTCGGTCGAATCAGGTACGATATACCGCTTGTCGTCGTGCGGACTCAGAGCAATTTTCGTTTCGCAAATGGTGTATACTTTATGTAATTTTGATCTTATACAAGACTGCTGTCGCGTCATTTCAATTACGTCATTCAGGCACCGTGTATAATCGTCAAATGTTATCGTTCTCGCGACAACGTTACTCTTAACACCTTTTACTTTTTTTGTATCATTTTTGCCATTTACTCGCAAAGCGTACATTTTTGCTCTGAGCCCTACAAATTCGGTCATTACCGCGCCGTTATTTTCATCCTTCATTAGACCCGGTACTTTTTTATTCACAAGTGGTATACCGTACGCATTATCCGCAGCGTAATCGCTCGTATCAAATTTGGCAATATCTTGTTTCAAATTTTCATATACGTCTTCGCATTTAATATGGTATATTAGACTATCTGTGTCGGTGTACATTATCCGACATTTGTCACGATACAGCGGTAACATATACTCGTGATGAAATTCGTATAAACATGTTTTGGAAATATCGAGTATGCACATGCCGACATAGATTGGTTTATAGAATTTCACTTCAAGTTTCCGTAATTCTACGGCAATTAAATTTTCTGAAAAGACGCTTCTACTGTTAAAATTTGGTTTCGCTATCATTGCCTCTGCTCCGTATCGTCCGTCCCACTTTGTCAATAATTTTACATCGACACGATTACGCACATTTTCCATTGTTTTTCCAAATACCGCATTATTCATCAATTTATATAAATTTTTTTCAAAATTATTTTTTGCTTCAGTTCTAAATTGTGTGTTAAGTTCAATGTAACCGCGGAGCCATGTGGATTGAGCGAATTGTAATACGCGATGTATCTTTACGATACGAAGACCGTGACGCGTACATTGCTGCAGGTTACGGTAGTGTATCACGTAACGCTTCTTATCGTACAGAGTCGCGAGTAGCTTGGCCTCCCGCTTACCGGGTGGCTTGTCGCGTGTCGGGCAAAACGGTAAGTCAGTGTGCGTGTCGTGAAGATGCTGCGGATATTCTAAATCTACTTCGAGAATATAGCCTATAAGCGAATCGAGCGCGATTGATGATATGTCAAAATTAGATATGTCGTCGACCCATCGAAAATCTGCATAAGGCAATGGCTGACACATTGCCCATCCGTACAAATTATTTATATCATAATACATAAGATACGACGATGGTTTCGATGGGTCGTACGATTGCATGTACTTGTTATTAGCGTGCGCGTATCTGTTTGAACATTGACTCAGCCCGCCGCGTATACCACGTTCGATAAACATGACCATATCGATGTCTGTAAGTAATTCGAACGTAATTTTCGTATGTTTTAGCATAGCATCCCACGTGTATCCGGGAAGAGTATAGTAATACGCTGGGTCGAGACCATAACTTTTAATACAACTATCGCGGAAATTTTCAAAAATATCTGCTAATAACAAGACATCAATTTTTAAATACAGATCGCTATATTCGCCTAGCGTTCGAAGGGAGAATCGGTTCCAAACGTTTTCGGCGTGCGCGTAATCGCTCTCGGATACTGTGTCACCGGTCAAAGAACTGTAAAATGATTCGCGCGGCGGTAAACGCGTGCCTTGCAACTTGTTGACACAGTCAATGTATTCGTACGGAAAAACACCCTTCCGTGTCAATAAATTGAAATTTTCTGTCGATAAATTTTGAAATTTAGATTTTAAAATTTTGAGTTTGTCTTTATCCAAAAACGATGCCAATTTGTCAAGACTTGTAGCGAGAAATTTATATGAATCGATAAAACGTAATTTGATATGATTTTTCGGATTTTCTTCTACCAATTTAACAGTTTTTGTAAATGAAATATATTTTTCTTTCGTTATCGGAAGTAACTCGATTTCCCCTTCGAACACTGTAGCTATATCCTCGATAATGAAATGCGCGTCGTAACCTGATAAATTGTGAAAAACTACTGGAATACAAAAATATTCTTTATAATTTAGATTGCAATTTGAGTGCGCGGGACCCCTGTATCGTCCGGTCAGATGGCAATGATCGCGTACGCGTGTATCGTCTTGTACGAACGGTTTCTCACATATATGACAATGCGTCGAGCTGTGAAATTTTTCCCACTCATCCGATGTCAAATTTACCATGGGGACATTTGTCGTTAAAATATTTTTTACACGCAGTGCTAAATTTTTAATTTCTTTCGCAAACCACGAAACGCAATCGGCGCTACGACGAGAATGATACACGGATAACGAGTCGTCGTACGAACAATGTACATAATACGCGATACTAAATACCTTGTGATGCTGATATAAATTTTTTTCTTCTTCCTCTTTATCCGTCTTCACCAAAATGCATTCCAAGTCGGCATATACGATGAATGGAAGCCGCTCTTTCCGATTAAAGTTGTTGAACGCGAGCCACTTGTTCTCATCGCTCGGTAACCGGATAGCGCAGTCGTTCATCTGCCCACAGTCAACCATGTGTGACTGCAACTTGTCGTTCGAATGGAAGTAGTGCAAACATCTGCAAAAAAAAAATCACAATTTTATCTTTTATTCAAAGATTTGTAAAATTTATATATTACATATTTATTACATATATACATACCGATCGCAGATATATTTTTGACCATCGTGTTTGCTCAGTTGCGAGCTTACGAGCCTGGAGAGATTTTTGATCCACGCGAAATGTCCAACGCTGTTATCTCGCGGATCTTGCATGTGCAGCAAGTTGACATGCTTTTTTTTCTTCTCTTCACTGAGACGTATCGGGACAATGTTATTCTCTTTTTCAATACTATATACATTTATTGAAATGTCATTGGTGAGTTCAAATTTTTTAATTTGATTCACAGTCACTGGGAACTCAATGTCCTGGAGATTCAGCACCGTCGAATAGTGTGGATACCGAGAGCTTCTTTCCGCGTGACTTTCGGTGGGATATAGAGCAGCGACCACCGCCCACGCGAAACACGCATTGTCTTCGGATTGCACATTTATCACCGCTCTTTTTATCATTATTTCTCGCGGTAATTTAATATAGCATCCCGCGTGCATTGGATTATATTTGTTTATATTTATAGTTAGATTAATTATTCGCGACAATGCCCAACCACTATCGCGTTCCTGGAATTCTTCGAGCGATGCTAGCGTGGGCTCGATAACGCGGCGCTCGTACCACTCGTGTAAATCGGATGTGCCGAAGAGTTCATAGTTTCTCGTATTGACACTTTTGTTGGCGTGTTTATTACCGGACACAAACTCACCATTAAACACAGTGTTCACTTTGACATTAATGTGTCTTTGCATAATTTTCTGCACGTGTTCGAGCACAATGTCTTTGGCATTCTCGAGAAATTGACGAGGTTCGATGTAATTATTGTTTATTACCGCACCGGTCAGTATACGGTTTTCGAATGCCGTATCAATCTCCCGCCAAACGAGTCTTCCCGCGTTATTTTCACCACTATAATTACCACCACTAGGTATAAACCTTGTCTGTAATCGAATCTTTGCACTCTCGAGTCGCGCGATTCTAGCAACCAAAGATTGTCTATTTCCGATCGAGAGTCGTGGACGCTTGACACGGCTGCGTTCTTCGAGCTGTTCGATAAACTCTTCACAACGCTGCAGCCATGCAAAATATTCGCTCAAGGTAGTGACTTGGTGGGATCGCTCCAACAGGTCGCGTTCGTTCTGTTCGATGTTTTCCATGTTTTTTTTTCTACTTTTACTGCGTACAAACTGGGCACATATCACACGACATTATTATATACAATGAATCCCTACAATTTGCACAGTATCGACCATCCACTGCATCGTGCGATCTAATCACATGCTTTCGAACAGCATACATGTGCTCGAAGTCTTGAATAGAGATCATACACGAAGCACATAAAGCTAAAGCACCACCCGTTGAATAGTAAAAGTATATGGCGCAAACTTTTGTACGTCCATTTAGCGCAAGGATTTGCGAATTAAGCACTATCTTATCGTCATAATCTGTAAGGTCCTCACTGCGATCACTAATATAATCACTGTCATCCGACAACGCGTGATCTTCGTCAGACGACTCATCCGATATTGCTTCGAAATTATTTTCCATTTCTTTTTTACTCACTACTATGCCACTGATACTTCTGACACAAGAAAATAACCGCTATACTTTTTTTCAACTTTTTTCACCGATGTCTGCGCTTTCAAATCATGTACTATGGTTTGACGCGCTTTCAAACACGTACTAAGATTTGACGCGCTTCCATCCACCTTATATTTTGTCTAATCTTTTCTTCTCTCTGTGTTTATATGTGTATCGAGCGTTTTATTGCATCTCAGAAAGATAATCTCCCTTCCTTATCGCTGGATTTTTTTTCCGCTGGACAGAGAAGCAAGAGCACAAAGCTGCCGAATATCGGCGCTGATACGTCTACATAAAAATTAAACGTGAATTTTAAAAATTATTTAAGTGTTATAAGTAGTTATAATGGCAACTCAGGAGAAATACGTTGCGGAATTGGAACAACATGTGTTGGAGATAGCCGATATACTGAAAGAAAAAGAAAATTTTTGTGGAGGAACGCATCCTGATAATACCCACATTTATTAATAAACATTTATATTAATATTAAAAATGCCTATTTCATTTTAGAAAATAATTCCTCTCATCTCTCTCTTCCCCTTCGCGCTATCTCTCGCGTTCTCTCTCGTGCTAAAGTACTGCGCAAAGATGCTGCGCTACCTGCAAAACAATTTGTTTTCCTTCTCTAGTTTTCTTCTCTTTCTGATATACATCCCTACTTTAAAATCTTTTTCCGAGAAGATGTCTACCCATTGTGCTGTCACAAAGTCTCAAACCGTTGCACAGTGCAGTTAAAGAGTAAAAGTGCTTAAAATTAAGAAAGTGCATAATGCCAACCAAAATTGATTTTTTTGATTTCTTGCACCACGCGATACCGGCTGCTGTAAGTATTTAATAAAATATTTTAAATATTTTTTTTTTAACATACATAATATAGTGATTTTTTCCAGTTTCTGCGGGGAGGCTTAACGAAATTTGTTGCTAGCGTCCGCCACCGGGGATGGGTGCAGATGGAGCGGCAGCAAATAAGGGAGGATTTGGATCGGTTTTGGGGTGACTACAAAATAATTCAGCGCGATGAAGTGTTGTGGGGCTTGGAGGAGGAGGAGGAGGACGCGGGTTATTTTTTTGTCGATCCCGACGATACCTTTTGTCTGCGGCAATTATTCGGGATGGAGCCCTACCCGGAGGCCGCCCCTCCCTTTGGGACGGAAAATTGGAACTGTAAGTATCTTTTTAAATTTTATTAAATTAGTTTATTAATTAATCTATTCAATATTAATAAACATTTTTGTTACAGAGGTCCCACCCCCGGAATATTTTTATATTTTATATTTTATATACTTTTATTATTAAGACACACACACACACACACACACATTGTAATAAACACATACCCACATTTTTAAAATAAAACAATTATTATAATATAAAATTGGTTCATTCTCTTGTTCCTCTCTCCTATCCTTCTCCTTGCGAAGACGTTTACACCTACGAAAACCTATGCCCTGACACGTCGGGCCCAAGATCCCTCATAAATTTTTCACAAAAAAAATATCAAATAAGGAAAAAGATAATTCCATCTATTTGTTTACGAACGGTCGA